TCGGCGGCGCTTTTGCCGGACCGGGGCGCAGCCCCGACCGCGCCGATGCGCTGGTCTGGGCGCTGACGGAGTTGATGCTGGGCAAGACAATGCGGCCGAGCGTCACGAGCTTGTGACGCTGCATCGGCGTTAGCCCGCCGGGCACGCGCCGACCCATTCGGTTTGGCGCTCCGATGGCCAGCACGGGCACCGGCATGGCGGTACAGGTCGGCAAAAGCAGGAAACGGCCACGTACAAGCCCCCCTGTGCGGCTCGCCCACTGGAATAGGTCTGGCGGCACCCTGATCCTGTATAATGAAGGAAAATCAATGGCACTGCTCGACATTTTCCGCTCCGCCTTCAAGGGCGATGCGCAGACCCGCGTGCCGCTTGCCCGTGGCATGATGCAGGGCTGGCAGCCGACCTATGAATGCGGCCCTGCGGCGTCCGGCTACGACTATGCACGCGGCATCACCGAGGGCTTCCTAGCCAACCCCATCGCTCAGCGCTCGGTGCGATTGCTCGCCGAGGGGATTGGGCAGGCACCGCTGACCTGCTCCGACCCGCGCCTCGCCGCGCTGGTGACAGCCACGAGCGCAGGCCAGTCGCTGGTCGAGACGCTCGCGGCAAACCTGCTGCTGCACGGCAATGGCTACATCCAGATCATGAAGGGCGCCGAAGGTGTGCCGGTTGAGCTGTTCGCATTGCGGCCCGACCGGGTGCGCGTCGTGCTCGACGCCAACGGCTGGCCGTGCGCCTACGACTACAGCGTGGCGGGCAACACAACCCGGCTCCCAGTCGAAGACGAAGACGGGTGGCCCGGCTTGATCGCGATCCGCGCGATGCATCCGCTCGAAGACCACTGCGGCGCAGGCGCGCTCCAGGCAGCGTGGCAGGCGGTACTGATCCACAATACCGCGACCCACTGGAACCGCGCGCTGCTCGAGAATGCGGCGCGGCCCTCGGGCGCGCTGGTCTACGAGACGGGCGACGGGGCAACTCTGGCGCACGAACAGTTCGAGCGGCTGAAGCGCGAGCTCGACATAGCCTTCTCGGGCGCAGCCAATGCAGGCCGGCCGATGCTGCTCGACGGCGGGCTCAAGTGGCAGAGCATGGCGCTCACGCCCGCCGACATGGACTTCGCGACGCTCAAGAGCGCGGCCGCACGTGACATCGCGCTCGCCTTCGGCGTGCCGCCGATGCTGCTCGGCCTGCCGGGCGACAACACTTACGCCAACTACCGCGAGGCGAGCAGAGCGCTGTGGCGGCTGACCCTGCTGCCGCTCGCCGAGAAGATCTTCGCCGCGCTGCGCGAGGGCCTCGCGCCGTGGTTCCCGGACGCGCAGCTGGGGATCGATCTCGACCGGGTTCCAGCGCTTTCCGAGGACCGCGAGCGACTGTGGTCGCAGGTCTCCGACGCCGAATTCCTGAGCCGCGCCGAAAAGCGCCAGATGCTGGGCCTGCCGCCCGAGGAGAACGCGTAATGAGCCGAGAAGACATACTCGCAAGCCTGTTGGCGCAAGCGCGCGATGAGGGGGCCGAACTGATTACTTTGCGCGCCATCGTCGAGGAAGCGAGCGCGCTTGCCACCGACCGGGCGCTCGAACGGCTCGGGCTAAGCGATTCCAGCGCGCAGAGCGACCTTAGCGATCTGCGCGAGCTGCTGCAGGCCTGGCGTGATGCCAAGACCAGCGCGTGGAAGGCACTGATCGGATGGCTCATCCGCGGCGTGCTGGCGCTGTTGCTGGTCGGGATTGCGGTGCGGCTCGGCGTGTGGAAGCTGTTGTGAGCGCCGCGACCCGTCCGACCCGCTTCGCCGGCTATGCCGCGTTGTTCGACATCGCCGATGCCGGGCGCGACACGATTCGCCGCGGCGCATTCGCCCAAACGCTCGCCGCCCGGACGGCACAACTCCCGCTTTACTGGCAGCACCGTCCCGACCAGCCGATCGGCTTCATCGAGCAGGCCAGCGAGGATGCGCGCGGCCTCAGGGTGATCGCGCGGATCGATCGTCCGGATAGCCGTGCGGCCCATCTGCTCGCCCAGGGCAAGGTCAACGGCCTCAGCTTCGGATTCCGCACCCGCCAGGCGCGCCAGTCCCAGGCGGGGCGCGAACTGCTCGAGATCGAGCTCTTCGAGGTCAGTCTCGTCACTCACCCGCTCCAGCACGGCGCACGAGTACATTTCCTTGCCTAGCCCAGCCCCTCCGTCCCGATCCTCAACCGAAAGGCCACTACCCATGAACACCACATCCACCCCCGCTACCGACGCCGCCGACGCCATGGACGCCAGCTTCGACATCCTCGCCCGGCAGGATCAGGCTGAAGCCGACATCGTAAGCTTGCGCAGCGACGTCGACGAGGTGAAGTCGCGGCTCGACAAGGTTGCTCGTGCCGCCACCCGTCCGGCGATGGGCGGGGCGGCCCCGGCGAGCAATGCGCCCGAGGTGAAAAGCTTCATCGATGGCTACCTGCGGCTGGGCCGCGAAACCGAGCTGAAGTCCATCACCGGCATCAGCCCGGCTGATGGCGGCTTTGCCGTCCCGCGTCAGATCGATGCGCTGATCGCCTCGCGGCTCGCCAAGATCAGCCCGATCCGCTCGATCGCCCAAGTGGTGCAGACCGGATCTTCGGGCTATCGCAAGCTCATTTCGACCAGTGGGATCGCCTCGGGCTGGGTCAGCGAGGCAGCCGCACGTCCCGAAACCGGAACGCCGCAGTTCGCCGAAATCGCTCCGCCGACCGGCGACCTCTTTGCCAATCCGGCTGCCAGCCAGGTGATGCTCGACGATGCCGCCTTCGATCTGGAGAACTGGCTCGCAAACGAGATCGCGACCGAGTTCGCCCGCGCCGAAGGTGCCGCCTTCGTCAGGGGCACCGGAGTCAACCAGCCCGAGGGCTTCCTCAACACGATCAAGGCGACCACCGACGACAATTCGCGCGCATTTGGTGCGGTGCAGTACATCGGCACCGGCAACGCCACGGGTCTCGGCAGCTCGCTCGACACCAAGCTGATTGACCTCGTCCACGCGATGAAGGCGGGCCACCGCCAAGGCGCGACGTTCGTGATGAACGCGACGACGCTGGCAGCCGTACGAAAGCTGAAGACGAGCGACGGGGCCTTCGTCTGGCAGCCGGGCTTGACCGAGGGCCAGCCCAACCGGCTGCTTGGCTACCCCATTATCGAGGCCGAGGACATGCCCGATGTCGCTGGCGGAGCCTTCCCGATCGCCTTCGGCAACTTCCGCGACGGCTACCTGATCGCCGAACGCAGCGCCACCCGGGTGCTGCGCGATCCGTTCACCAACAAGCCCTTCGTCCACTTCTACTCGACCAAGCGGATCGGCGGGAAGGTGCTGGATTCGAACGCAATTAAACTGCTCAAGATCGAAGCCTGAGGCGCCCCTCTAAGCTTCGTTCCCCGGCGAGGCGTGTGTACCCCCTTCGCACGCCTCGCCGGTTCTTGCGCCCGCATCGCCTCAGGCCGTTTCCCCTGCCTGACCGTGCGATGCGGGCGCCTTTCGTTTGGATTTCATTCTTGGAGAAACCGCGATGCAGCGGATAATCGTGCAGCCTCAGGTGCCCGGCGACGCTGCGCTGGCGGAGCTCAAGCACTGGCTGGGGATCAGCCGGCCCAACGAAGACGAGACGCTTTCCGGACTGCTCCAGACCAGCCTGACCATCTGCGAGGCCTTCACCGGCAAGGCCCCGCTGCGCCAGACGGTCGAGGAGACCGTCTCGCTCGTCGCAGGGTGGCAGGAACTTGTCTCCCGCCCGGTGAGCGAGCTGACCAGCGCGGCGCTCATCGCCGCAAACGGGAGCCGCCAGACCATCGCCACGCTTACCGACGTGATCGAATGGCGCATCGCCGGGAGCGCCTGCGTCCAGCTGGTGCGGCCCCTTGAGGGACGCGGGCTGGCGCTACGGCTGGTGGTCGGGATCGCGAATGACTGGGCCAGTCTCCCGCCTCCGCTGCGGCACGGCGTGATCCGCCTTGCCGCGCACCATTTCCGCAGCCGCGACGACAAGGCGGCTGCAATACCGCCGGCCACCGTCACCGCCTTGTGGCGGCCGTGGCGCGAGGTTCGGCTCTGATGATTGAGGCCTCCGCGAGCACGCAGGAACTGGTTCAGCGCCTGCGCGAGCGCGCCGCAAAGATCGCTGCCACGGTCCTCGCCCAGCGCGGCGGGCGCACGCCTGCGCGGCACGAGTGGCGCTCGGCAAAGGCACTGTGGCCTGACATCTTCGAGGAAAACCGCGATGGAAAATGATCTGCGTGCCGCTGTGATCACCTGGCTGCGCGCGGATCCGGCGCTCGCCTCGATTAATGCGATCGAGGAGGAGGCCCCGCTTTCAGCCACCCCGCCGTGGCTCGGCATCGCCGCCAGTGCGGGGATCGACTGGGGCACCAAGGACCGCGCGGGCCGGGAGATCCGGATCGCACTCGAACTCGAAAGCTACACCGATGCGACTGCCGGCGATTCTTCGCTGCTGTCGGCGATCGAACGGCGCGTGCTTGGCCTGCCGACGTTCCAGCCCGGCTTCGAGCTCGCTTCGATCCGCTTCCTGCGCTCGCGCAGCGAGGCCCGCACGGACAATCGGCGGGCCGCACTGCTCGAATACCGCTTCCGCATTCTCGAATCCCTCTGACGGAGTAGACCCATGCCCGCACAATCCGGCGCCGCCTTCCTGCTCAAGATCACCAACGGGGCCACGCCCCCAGTCTATCAGACAATCGCGGGGCTCAGGACTACACAGATGTCGATCAACGGCGACACGGTGGTCGTCACCCACAAGCAGTCCGGGGGCTGGCGCGACCTGCTGTCCGGCGCCGGCACCCGCTCGGTGTCGGTCAGCGCGGCCGGGATCTTCCTCGGCAGCACGGCCGAAAACACGGTTCGCACCCGAGCCCTCGACGGGACGCTCGGCGATTACGAGCTGTCCTTCGAGGACGGGGCGAAGCTGCGCGGGCGGTTCCTCGTCCAGCGGC